TCGCATAGGTAGTCTTACTTCCTTTACGAATCTTGTTGTAAGCATTTTGAAATAACAACCTAATGTCTAAGTCAGGATGTTGTTCCTTGATTAACAAATGTTTAGTCCTATCCTCCGTGACCCACCTCCCCTTGGTTTCAATTATGATTCCGTTGGGGAGGATGAAGTCAGGAGTGTAGGTACTAAGACGCTTGTACTCGATCACTAACGATTCGTAAGTATACTTTATACCACATCGTCTTAGTTGTGATGCTATTCTCTCTTCAAATCCAGACCTAAAAGTCTGCTTTGATAATGTCCTCTTCTTCTTCTTCCGCATCAAGAGCTTGGTCAAGGGTTTCACCTCCGTTAACATATCCTCCTTCAACCTCAGTGAAGCCAAAGGATTCTGCTGCTTGACTGGATAGTTCCCCGTCTGCTAACTCTATCACTTGAACACCTAATAACTCCAGTGATACACCTGCTCCTAATAAAGGAGAGAACCAAGGTTTAGGGCGTACGCTTAAACGTACCTTTGATCCACCTCTTATCATTACTTCTCTGTCCCAAGGATTACCTTTAGAATCAAACAGACCTAATGATCTAGTGTATTCACTACCGTCCTTACGCTTGCCATTCACTGGTTTCAACTTAGCTTTTAATACATAAGTATCTCCTTCTAATTGAATAGGTAATTCGTATGTCTTAACCTTTTTACCCAGCTCTTCCGCTTGTTCCTTTTGTTTCTTTTCAAGGATAGGTTCTACCTTTTTAATAATAGATTCACCTTCTTGTTTTGTTAGTATTATATTACAGCTGTACTCTCCTTCGGGTACAAACTTTGTACTAGGTGTGTTAACCCAAGGATACTGAGCCGTACCTACAGCTGTTGTTATTGCTTCTTCTCGTTGTCTTGATTTAATCGCCATTGTCTCTCTTTCTTTTATTGTGTTTATTATGAGAATATATACTGGCAGTCGTTAAGTGCCGACACATCTAGTGTGCCAAGTTCAGGGCTGTCTTCCAGTGTACATCCTCTTTGTGCTTCAATCTCGTCCTTGAACTTGTTGACAAGATCGTCGCTAAAGTGTTGTTCGTAAATCTCTCTTAGTTGTTGGTGCATCTTCGGTGCGTTCGGGCTTTGAGTTGCAAAGCTATCGTGTATACTTGCTATACAATAATCACTTTTGCAAGCTAATTCCATCATAACAGATGAGTCAAGACTATGTATATAATTAGGTACAATTGCTCGTGCCATTCTTTTACTACATATACCTTTCTGCCTGTTGTTAAAAGAAAGAATAGTGTTTTGCATATTTAAAATGCTGCTCACTTTAACTATTGTTTGATCGTATAAAGCTTGTACAATTTCCAATCCAAAAGGTGTAGTCCACTTCAAAGGTTTGTCAGTCCTAGCTATACCTTTAAACCACTTCATCAATTCTAAATGTGGTTGGATTAAAGCGTTGGCTTTGTCGTTGATTAAAGAAGCTAAGTATATCATAGCCTCGTTAAAATCTTCCTTGCTGAACGGACTACCTAATCCTTCCTTAAGTCTTTTAACAACAGCATCTTCCAAGGCATCTTTACTTGTGTATCCATTCATTCCAAACGGTTTACACATCACTATCTTCTTAGTAAAGCTACGATCTATTCCAAACTTTAACCAATCTCCAGCCAAGCTGTTCTTACTTTTGTCTTTCATTAACCTATCGTACACTTGATCAGCTACTTCCTGGTATATATCCTGTGGTTTCTGGCAAGGTAATAAGTTAACGTGGTGTCCAGACTCTTCATCTCTTGTTAACAACGATAGAATCTGTATGCCATTACAACTAGCGTCCATGTGACAAGGTAACCTAGTTTCAAATCCCCATCCGTGCTTTTTAAACTCAGCGTATTCAAAACAAAAGTGTATGAAAGCCCACGGATCACTCGCTTCTTGCCACCAGTTACACTCACAAGGATCATTAGCACTTTCAAGTATCAAGTCCTTCTTCTTATCTATCCAAGCTAATCGTTCTTCATAACTTCCTTTAACTCCGAAGACATTAGCTCCGTGAATCCTTAACCATCTACTATCTTCATCGTTATTTATAGGTACTCCTTTAGCAAATTGTAAAGCACTCCTTCCAAAGTCACAGGATTGTGGGTTGACATAACTAGGTATTGAATACACTCGTCCTCTGTAATCCATCTGATAAGGAAAGTAGAACTCATCTAATTCAGCGTAGCGTTTTGCTACATTAAGTATCTTCAAGCATCTCATACGCTGTCCGTTACTCCTTAAATTATATTCGTATATCTCTTTTTGTCTACGCTTCCATTCAGTGAAAGCTACTGGGTCTGTGTCTGCTAGGTTAGGTACAATATCAAGTGGTTTTAACAACTCACTCTTCTCCATTCCTCCTATAGTTAAGTCCTTACTCCACGCCCAAGTCATAAGATTTAACATCTTCGGATTGATCTTCCAAGCTACTCGTTGCAGTCGGTTAAGTGGTGCGTAAGCTGGGCTAAGGTCTCTGTGTTTTATACCATCGTTGTTCTTGATCTTCATTATAGGAAGAGTAGGTAGTCCTTCACTATTGTATCCTCCTCCGTAGTTATCTATCCAATCAACAGGTGGTTTAGGTGTGGCTAAATAGAACGGACGAATGACCTCACAATTCTCATCGTATTTATTTACCCAAGCGTACAAGTCTTTATTAGGAGCTATGACTTTGCGTTTGGCAGTGGTGTAAGTGTACTTGATTTTAACGTGGAATAAATTAGTTTGCATCCTTATCAATTCAATTAACCACGAACCAAGCATGATCTTATTACGCTTACTCCACAGCTCAAACCTTTGATACCTTCCTTGTTTGTGATACTTTCTTTCTTTATCCCAGAACTTATTAACAAATCTATTCCTTGTAAGTACATCCTTTTGGTCTCGTTTTAATAACAACCAATCACTCTCCGTGACATTCTCTTTAAAGTAACGGACACGTACTTCATCTTCCAAAGCTTTAGCTACTAAAAAGGAAGCCTCGGATATGTAAGGTTCACCAGGTAGGATGTCAAACAATACCTTCACTCCTAGAAAAGCTACAACACTAGGTTCTAAGTCCCAGATATAAGGCAACCAAACAGGTACAGGTGCGTTAGGTCTAGCGTTGTCTTCAAAGAATTTATTTACAGCGTGTTCGATAGGGACGTGTACTTCTCTTCCTAACTTTTTATAAGCTGGTAATTCAGAGTTATATCCTTGGGCTTTGTAAATCTCTTGGGCTTTTCTATACCTAGCTTTTCCCCATTGGATCATATCGTAATCTAACTCACTAGCGTTTTTCATTTTTATTTAAATGGTGTTCGATCACTGCTTTTTTATTTAAAACTTCAGCTGTTATCATATCTCTGAAATCTCTCGGACGAATACGCTTCTCATCTGTTCTAATTATCTTTCCGTCTTTATCGTAACCTAATTTATTGTTACTCCAAAAGAGATCACACGCTCGCGTAACTTGTTCAGCAAAGTCCACGCCTAACAGGATGTTATTATCGAAGTCTTCCCAGTCCCTACTCATGGTCTTCTTCTTCCTCGTCGTAGTCTATATCAAAGTCAATCAATCCTCTGTGTCTGTTAATATCTCTTCTCAACTCTTCCCTGTACTCCCATCGAGTCTCTTCTCTTTCTATATCGTTGTCTTCATCCATGATTGTACTCCTCCAGTAAGTGTTGTAAGGACAGGTAAAGGTCAAAGTATTTATGGTTGGGATCAAGCACACCTTTAAAGTGCTCGGTCATTATGTAGTGCATAGTTTCTTCTATCATGTTTCTAGGTTGGTTAATATATTTGAAATCTTTAGTTGTTATCTCTGTTTGCATAATGTTTCATATTGGTTGAATGCGTCTAAGTAATTTTCATACTCGTAGCCTTCAAGGTATTCATCTGTTTCGTCTGCGGTTAAACGGACATCTACTATCCAGCTTGTTTCATCTAATTTGCGTAGCATGATTTCAATTCCATCATCATCTACTCCACTATATATTTCTTCTTCTATCATAGTGGTCTATCCTCCCTTTCTATCTCTCCATCTTTATCGTAGCCATAACCTAGTTCTTCCATGATCCATGCCATGCCAAGTTTAACAGCATCGACATGGTATTCCTTGTCTGTAGCTTGTTCATTCCATTCATGTATGGCTTCCCATACTACCTCTAAGGATTGTTTAATACTAAAGTTTGTAGGTTTACCATTCCACATCGTATTGTTTGCTTTCTTTTTAGTTGTTATTTCTATTTTCATTATTTTATTGTTGGTTGATTGTCTAATGCATCCCTCTATTGTGCTATAGCTCACAGTTAGTCTGTATATAAGAAGCCAAGACTCAGTAAGAAGATTAACATAAACATTAGTAGCATTTCTAAGCTCATTATTTAAGTAACTCCCTGGCGTGTAGAAATTTCATACCTAGCATTTTTGCCAAGTCTCTTCCTGACCTGTTAGCTTCTTCAATTCCATCTCTCGTTTCAATAGTACTTATCTCTCGCTTTTCAGTAACACCTTTTAAGCTCTTACTTTCAGCGTAGATTCCGTATCTTTTTATTATGGTCCTTTTCTTTCTTATCTTTTTCATTTGGTTTTATTTCTTTCTGTTGGTTAGTTTTGAAATTGTTCAAAGATACTATCAAATGCATTTTCAAATCGATAATCTAATTCGTCCTTCGCCCATTGGATGTAATGACCAGACAACTTAAAATGCAAACCCTCACTATCTATCGAAAAGTTTTTCATCAAAATTAAAGTGTTCTAAATTGCAATGAAACAATTCTTCATCTTTATCCATGATTGAGCAAAGGTCATCATAAACATAAGCCATAAGGTCATCCAAATCCATATCGTCTACAATTTTTTGTGCTACTGCCATCACATTCTCGTTTGTATAATTCATTATTGTTTTTTCTTTTAATTGTTCCTTCATATTATTTCTTTCTATTATCTTTTTCATATTATTGGTTTGGTTTTAGTGTCAACTTTGTTGATTCGTAGCAGAGCTACTCATTTTCTTTAGTTCTTTCAAGACCGATTTGTATTGTTCAATCTTTTCCTCATGGCTACTAGCTCGCCCAGTAAACAGGTGTGGTAGTTCTTTCATGTGCCATTCGATATAGACTTCTTTATAATCGCTTACAACACGGTAAACGAAAGCAGTCTCGTCTATGTATTCGGTTACGCTCATTATCTTTTAAAATATAAGTTATAAATTTCTTCGTAATCTACTTTTTTTATAGTAGCTAATTGGTCAAATAATCTCTCGCGAATAACAGAATCCAGTACTCCTATGTAGTGATAACAATTCTGTATGTTTTCAAGTAAACCTTCAAAGGTTGCTTTTGTTCTTATTTCCTCTCCCATATTATCATTAGGATAGTAAGCTTGGTAAAAGTTTTTTAAGTATTTATAGTTCATTTTATTGTAGTTCTTTCAGTGTATCGTCTATGTATTCGGTAACGCTCACAAACCCGCCCTTCTTTCATCTCTTAATCTTAACAAATAACTTTTAGGAATCATGCGGTTAAGCTTTTGGATCCCCTTTTGATAGATAGCTTTAACTTGTCTCAATTCTCTCCATCGATCATCTTTATTTAGAGTCAATCCCATCGAGCTTTTAGCGTAGCCTTGCAACTCTTTACAAGCTTTATCAAAAGACTTTTCAAGGCAGTAAATTGATACTTTGTAAATCTCAAACTCCATCGGTTGCAAGGATTCGTAATGCTTCACTTGTTTTCTACATAAGTTTGGGTCAGTGTTTTCTGATAAGTTCATGATGTTTTATGCTTTGGTTATATCTTTTAATAATCGAGTTGTTGCAAAGTTGTTGATGTGAACGCATCGGTTACCTTGCAAGCTTGTAAAGACAAGCACAACTTTTCCTTTTAACTTGTCACCATTATTATCTTTAAAGGTAACAATATCGTTTTCTTTTATTTTCATATTAATGTTTTTATTTTCTATTGGTTAAAGGCTACATATAAAAATAAGAGTAGCCCAGGTTGCAAGTACTATTACAGGCGATAGAAGCCAGATAATAGCTTGTTCCTTTTTACTTGGTTTTAATGAGTTAAACATATCTTCTATGTTGGTGTGATCAGTTGGTTTTTTCATCATTATATCGTTGTAAGTTTTAATTTGTTTCTCTGTTAATATGTTCTTTTCTTGTTCATCATAGAATTGATTTTCGTTAGTCTGATCAATGCAGTTAATGGTTGCTATTTCATCAGATAAAAAATCAATAATCTTTTCCATTTCTGGCTTTGAATCTGTTTTGTTGGCTATGTCTAAGATAAATCTCATGGTGTTTTATTGGTTAGTGTTTTCTACTAAATCGCTAAATAAGAATTTACTTCTTAAATCACTCACAACTAACGAAAAAGTTATAAAGTAAATAATCATGTCTATAATTTCGCATAAGTACATAATGAGAAGTAATAACCTGCCTTTTAAATTATCTTTTAAATTTAATTTCATTTTGTTTTTATCCTTTCAAGATGTAATAGGTTGAATATCCTTGCTTTTCATATTTGACAAAACATTTAGAAATTGCTTGTTGTCTGTTTCCGTCAATACCATCACCTTGCCATTCTGGTACAATATTTGAAGGCTTTGCTCTGTAATGTAATTGCTTTGTAAAGGGATGCTGTTCTTTTGTTACTTCTATAAATAATGTCATATTATGCTACCTCCTTTACTTGTGATTCGTACTTTTTAAGAGTTGCTACCTTTAGAATATTGAAAGCGTAAGTCATCATGTAATCATTCAAGGTGATATCATCAGTGTTATGATCATTGTCTTGAACTTCTCTTTCTACTTCATCAAAAAGAGTATCATCATAGGAGCCGTGATCAAACTTAACAAAATTAACTAATTGCCACGCTTTGTAATAAACAAATGAATGATCGCAGTTTGCACATATCTCAATGATTGCGTTGTAATAGTCGAATGATGTATCGAGGTTATAGTCTTTTACAGACTCTACAAGTGAATCTATTAGTGAATCGAATTGGTTTTGGTTCATGTATATTTTTCTTTCTATTTAAATAGTTTCCAATATTGCGAGTTCAATTTCAGTAAGCTTGCGTATTTTTTTAAACTCTTTTGCTTTTTCCTTGATTTCTTTTTTGCATATAGTTTTGCACATCATTCTTTCAAAGTCAGTCTGGCATGAGTTTAAATCTTCTAACATGGAATTATAGAGTTGCTTGAGATTCCATGGTGTAATTTTAGTTTTCATATATTTTCTTTCTATTTACTTTGATTCTTTAAAGCCGAAGTTATCAGTTAGCCAATTCAAGGCATCCTGTAAAGAATAAAAGAACCCTTGAGTGCCGTCCCCTAGATATTGGACTTCCCATAACTTTGTATCGTTATCTAATAAGCAATCAAAGTTAATTACTTTATTTTGTTTAATGTTTTCTATTGATATGTACATGATGATTTATTTTCTATTTTGTAATTAATAAACTTGGTTCGATTCCATACTATCACACCTGTCAATAGCTACAGCTATAAAATCAGTAGCTAAACTATTGATATTTAATGAGATAAAAAAGATTAAAAAAAGTTTTAACAAGGTGTTTTTTATAGAGTTAAAACAAAAAGATTTGTTGCAAAGCTATAACTGGCAGGACTTTATGAAAAGATTAAGGTTTAATTTGTAGTGTTTAACAGGGATTGAGTAGTACTTATCCAAATATGGAAACGATTGCCAAATATGGAAAAAGTTAAACGAAAAAGAAAATAGAAATTTACAAATGATAACAGATTATCAATAGCAACCGAGACGCATTTAACCCTGTTGATCTGTTGATTTGCGTTTAATCTAATAACGAGCTTTAACAAGGTTAAATTGGTGGACTATTAGACATAATACATATTGTACGGTAGGTTTTCCGGTGATTATGTAATAAATTTTAAGGATTTATGGTAGATAGATAATAAAAATAATATTGATGCCTAAATCACATAAAAACATACCCTGCCCCAGTAGAAAAACGCAGGCACGCACGGGGTATTTTAACGCACGCGTATATAGCGTAACCCCTTCAAATTTTTTCAACTAAAATTAAAATCTAATACAATTGAACTAGCCTTGTACTAAACCTTAGTATCTTCAAAGTCATCATCGTCATCATCTTCTTCTAGGTCAAAGTCTGCATCAAACTCTATAACACTGGTAGCTAATAAGTCATATTTAACGAACTCCAGGACTCCTATGATTGTTTGGTCATTCAAATCGAACTCCCCTTTATAGCGATTTATTATATTGCATAAGTCGTTGGTTAACAAGTCTGTCTGAGTATCTATGTCCATGATGTTAAATTTAAGGCTTTACAAATCTGAAAATCGTTTATAATGTTTATCTAGGGACTCCTCAAGGTGTACCTATTAAAACAATAAGGTCTTACAAGAATAATAGCGACTTAAAATAAAGAAGTCGATACTTCGTTCTTCTCCTTCTTAGCTTGTAACAACAAGAAGACCCTGTCCTTTAAATACTTTATATTAACAAAACCTTTTTAAGGATAGGTGTGTCTAAAGACCAATAACATATATCTATAGATAGTTTTAAAAGGAGGGAGGGTCTTTGTCAGGGACGACCCTCTCTTATAGATACTTTATAATTATGTATTTAAACTAACTATAACAGCACTTATATTAATCACTAAGATGTAAAGATTTGTTATAATTAAGAAGGTAGAGCGTTAGCTATAGCTTCTGCAACAGCAGGTACAACAGCATTACCAATCTGTAACATCTTAGAGGTCTTACCTCCTGTAATGTTCCAAGATTTGTTAAACCCCATAAGGGTAAGATGATCTTCTATTGTTAAATGTTTAAACCCAGTAAATCTAAAAGGTTTACTCATGGGTCTACCATCATACCATTTTAAAGGTATCCTTCTTATCGTAGGACATACTTTATTTAAAGAATACACAGTAGAGTTAAAACCATCTAATAGTCCTTCTCCTTCAATATTTGTTAACACATCTTTGATGTAAACTTTGTTATTATTCAAAGGTATGTTATTTAAATCAAAACTAGCAGAAAAGAATCGTTTTCTTCTTTGAGCTATACCAAAGTCTTGAGCATCTAAAGTTACACCTTCTTCACCTTGTTTAGCACCTACAACATTTTCCCATGCCCATTCTTTAACAGCTAACCGTTTAAAGGCATCTATAAGTTCTTTATCGTTGTTTCTGTTATAGTAGTTAGCTTGACTGAACTTCTGACAAGGAGGAGAACCTATTAACAAATCATGTTCAGGTAGGTCTTTAATTGTTAAAGTTTTAACATCAGCTTGTATAGCTTTAGCGTTAGGAAAGTTTAATTGGTAAGATTCTAAAGCTTGTTTATCAAGATCAACACCAGCAACTATGTTAAACCCTGCATTTTGCATTCCTTTAGAGAATCCACCCATACCACAGAATAAATCTACAACTCTCATTACGACCACAACATAGCTCTAGGACCTTTAAGACTTCTTTTATGAAAGCTATCAGTAAACTTTGTTAACTCTTTATCTAGTAGTTCTTGTTTCCTAAAGTTAATGTTATTATCAACATCTTGGTTCATTTGTTCTACCCAGTAGTTAACAGCAATACTTAAAGCATCTAATCTATCATCGTGATTAAGACTACCTTTATCTTTTGTTATGCGACTAAGTTGATAGAATAACATATACTTAGCTTGATGTTCTATAGGATATCCTTGAGCACTTTTATAGTCATGTTGAACAACAGAAGGATCAATAATAAGTTTATATTG